GGTCCTGGCACGGTAAAAGTCGTAGTGCTTGGAGACGATAAAAGAACGCCCTCACAATCGGTTATTGACGCAGTTGAGGAGCACATCGAGTCGGAGCGTCCAATAGGCGCAAATGTGACTGTTTTAGGAGCAACGGAGTTTGCTATTAATATTAACGCGACATTAACGATAGCCAGCGGTACTACGATTGCGGACGTCAAGTCGGACATAGAGGAAGCAGTCACGGAATACTTAAAATCGCTCGCATTTAGCGATAGCTTGGTACGGTACACGCGTATTGCTTCGATTTTGTTAGATGTACCTCGTATCATAGACTACGAGAATTTAACGGTAAACGGCGGTACATCGAATATTGAGTTAGACAGCGATCAAGTGGCGGTATTAGGGGCGGTGACATTGAATGAGTAGACGTAAATTAATTGATTACGTACCGCATTATTATAATGAGTTGCTTGAATCGCGAGAGATATTATCGGCAGAGGACGCCGAGATCGCTAAATTAAACGCTAGTATAGACGATTTATTACTGCAATTTAACGTAAGTACGGCTACGTGGGGGCTGCGCGAATGGGAACGTATATGTGGCGTAGAAACGGACGACAATAAGCCGTTAGAAGAACGCCGTAGTGTTATAAAATCGAAATTGCGCGGCTATGGTGTCACAACCGTCGATCATATAAAGAATGTTACCGAGTCGTTTAACGTAAGTGATACGGAAATCGAAGAACATTTCGATACGTACACAATCGTTGTAAAGTTTTTTAGTAATCGTAATACACCGACGAATATGGATGACGTTGTTAACGCTTTGTGGGAAATTGTTCCAGCTCATTTAAAGTTTAGCCTTAAAAATATCGTAGGATTGCGTGTCGGAACTAATTACGGCGTTGCTACTCAATCAGGACAAAAGGTTATGCTGCGTCCGAAAATGACGACGGAATTAAAAGGCACCGCCACAACTTATACTGCATCAACCGTTGTGTCGGGGGATGTTACGACATTATATCCAAATACTGCGCAGTAAATAAACATCAAAGCGCTTCACCATGTAAATATAGCAAGGACATCAGGCGATGAGACGGAAATATTACCACGATAAGGGGTTGAATAAACGGAATGACGGAATATTATATGATTTTAACGGATGTAGGAACGACAAAACTGATTAACGCACTGTTGACGTCGAAGGCTATTGATATAACTGATTTTGCGGTAGGCGACGGTGGCGGAAGTAATTATCAGCCTGAAAAAAGTCAGACGACCCTCGTTAATCAAACATGGACGGGGAAAATCTCGAAAGTTGAGAAGGACTTAACAAACGATAATTGGATCGTCGTAGAAGGAATTGTGCCTGCCGAAAACGGAAACTTTACTATTCGTGAAGTAGGTATATTTGACGCAGAAGGCGATTTAATTGCAGTAGGTAACTACCCGGAAACTTATAAACCGATAGCTACGTCAGGAGCAGTTAAAGATTTGATTATACGTATGATTTTAGAGGTATCAAATCCCGACTCTGTAAATATAACACTAGATCCGAATGTTGCAGTAGCTTCGAAGCAGTATGTTGATAATAATTTGGCATCGCTAGAAGATAACGTTATGTCGCGCTTGGCGTTAGTTGTAAATGTTAAGGACTTCAAATGTGATGATGGACAATATGTTAAAGGTGATGGGATTCATGACGATACAACAGGTATACAAAAAGCGCTTGATTCATTAGGAGAAAAAACTATTCAATTTCCTAAAGGTGTATATAAAGTAACGTCTTCTCTGAATATAAATATAGACCATACCAAAATTATCGGATTGAGTGGGTCGGAAATTGTAGCCTCTATCGATGGAGGTATACTTTTTAATATTCAAGCTAACCATGTGACAATCGAAGGTATCACTCTAAACGGAAACTCGCTAACTAGGAATGGAATTACCTTAGAAACAGCTAAGTCACATTTAACTGTTAATAAAACAGAAATAAAAAACTTTTATGGGAACGATGCTGATGGAAGTAGAGGTATTCAAATAAAAACCGACTGCGTAAATGTTCTTATAGATAATTGTTATATACATCATATTTCTAGTTATGAGGATAATGTAGTTGGTAATTCTATAGGAGCAAGCAGAGGGGTTCTTATAGGGAAAGGAAAGAGAATCACTGTTCAAAATTGCTTATTTGATGAAATAGAAGGATTTGAAGACGGAGACGGAATCCAAATTCAAACAACATTAGAACAAGATGGAGTAACATGGACGCATTCAGATGTCACGATTGAGAACTGTAGATTTGAAAATGTATACAAAAGAGCCATAAAAGCACAGTCATCGGGGATAACGATAAAAAATTGTACAATTAAAAGCGATTTTATGGGGGAATCTAACGAAACGACTTTCACCGCCATTGAAGTGTTTGGAAAAGATTGCCTTATTGACGGGAACAATATAGAGTTGAAAAGAGCTGTGTCGGGTATATCGGTGTCGGGTGACAATGTAAATATTACTAATAACACCTTGTTAGTAGATGTAAATAAAACATTTACAACGGCTAGGGGTTCGACTATAAACGGTATGATTATCTCGGGAAACAAACTTATTATCAAAAATAATAAAATTTCATCAAACAGTTCGGGGGTATATGCAACAACTAAAACGAACGATATTATTATAGAAGGAAATATATTTTTTGGTTCTACTACTAATCATGTGAATTTGCAAAGCCCCAATCGTGCTAATATACGAGGAAACCACTTTATTGGAGTTGATGGGCTAAACTATTACCAAGGTGTGGCACTTCGAAATTCTACTAATTGCATAGTGGAAGGTAATATATTTTCTTTAGGAAGAACTGCCATAAGTATTTTTAATGCAGTTACGAATTTAGTCATATCTAATAACATATATGACGGAGTTTTTGAAAGTGTGAGAACGACAGATGTAACAACAGGACAAGTAAAAAACATCCACATCTATGATAAGAACACTTCTATGTTACAGTCACCTGATGGCTCAACCTGGAAAATATCTGTAGATAATACTGGGGTTTTGACAACCACTAAGGTCGAAAGTTAATGTAAATTCGGATGAAACTGAGAACTAGCCACTCTACGCCAGTCCCAAAGTGTGACATAAATTCAAAACAATTAAAATGGAAAAATTTGATATGAAGCATCCTCAAACGAGGGTGCTTCTATAATGCAAAAGGAGGTCAATTCTTTGTCTAATACGTTTTATACTATTTTGACCGATAAAGGTTTACAGAAACAAGTGGCGGCACAGATGGGCGGTCCGCAAATAGAAATAACTCATTTCGCAGTCGGAGATGGAGGAGGAAGCAATACCGTACCTAACGGAGCGCAGACGGCATTAGTCAATGAAAAATGGAGAGGCGCCATCAACTCTATTTCGGTCGATGAGGTCAATACAAACTGGATTGTCATTGAAGGCGTCGTACCAACTGATGTCGGCGACTTTACAATTCGTGAGATTGGATTTTTCGACGCAGAGGGCGATATGGTTGCGGTCGGCAATTACCCGGAAACGTTTAAAGGTACTACAGCAAGCGGAGTGGTTGTCGATATTGCGATTAAAGCGATTATCGAAGTATCGAACGCTGACGTCTTAAAAATCGAAGTTGATCCGAGTATTACTATGGCTAGTCGTGATTATGTTAATAAAAATATCGCATCATTAGAACAAACAGTTAATGAACATTCGGCAGATGATGTGTCAAAAGGAGAGGTGCATGGACTACGTGTAACCGATGGTAAACTTGAATACTTTGACGGACAAGAATGGCAAAGTGTAAAAGGTGGGTATAATGTGTATGGTTTAGAATGGAATCAAACACTCGACACATACCAAAGACTTGATGATGCAGTTGGTATGCTCGCTATCACACAAGGACAAAACGACTTTGATAACGTTTATCCCTGGTCGAGAATAAAACGTTGTAATCTTGATGATAACGCAAATGTTTTAGCATATTTCGGTGATCCAACTTACAAGGATGATGGTTCAAACGGTCAAGTTATGGTACAAATTCCAAAGTTTTGGTATAAATCCGAAATGGTAAACGAGAGTGGGCAAAAGAAATACCGTTGGTGGATTGCTGATAAAGAACTAAAAGACTTTAAACTTCATCCAGCATTTGTTCGAAATGGTGTAGAAAAAGATTTTATTTATATCGGTGCTTACGAAGGTTATGAAAACGAAGGGAAACTGCATAGTATAGCAGGTGTTATGCCTACAAGCAATAAAACGATTGTACAATTTAGGGACTTAGCTCAAGCAAGAGGCTCTAAATGGTTTCAACAAGATTTTTTAACAATTTGTGCAATAGAGTTATTGTATTTAGTTGAATACGCTCATTTTGATTCGCAAACAAAAATCGGTAAAGGGATAACTAGTGATAGCGCTTATCATCAAACAGGAGAAACTGCTCAAAACGGAAATCGGTCGTATGGTGACCCGAACAATGCTACTGTCGCTATGTCGTATCGTGGTGTTGAGAATCTTTACGGAAACTATTGGAAGTGGGTTGATGGGATTAATATAAACAATCATCGTGCTTATATTGCGGACTATGACTTTGAAAGCGATAAGTTTGATGGTCATTATAGACAAGTAGGTTTTACAAATGCTACATCAAATGGTTATGTAAAAGATATTGGTTGGACATCTCAAGACGATTTTATGTTCTTAGCGATAGATTCAAGTGGCTCTGATTCTAGCTATTTACATGACTACTATTATCAATATAGCGGCATGCGCGTCGCTCGGTTCGGTGGGTATCGGAATTATGGGGCGCGTGCTGGGGCGTTCTGTTGGTATCCGGTTAGTGCGTCGGCGAGTTCGGGTATGGATGTCGTCGCGCGCCTACTTTGTGTTCCGTAAGGACACAAAGCCGTAAAACGTAAATCGTATAGGCATATGATTCGAATTTTAAGGAGGTTTAAATATGAAATCTCATAGCTCTGTAATACCGGAGTCAATACAGATTACTAGCTTAGGCAGTACATGTAGAGTCCGTTTATGCAAGAATATTGAAGAGATAACAAAAGAAGATGAACAACTTTATCGGTATGATGAAGTTGTTTTTTTAATTGACAATAGTCTGAATTTAAGAGCTAATATTGAAAATAATTTCGATATTTATTTCGGATATGGAGAACGGTATATGCAAAAACAAAAAGAAGAAGAAGAAAGAGAAAGAGAGAT